TCTCTTTCGTAGATCCATCGATCGCCTATACTACAGAGGTTCCGAATAGTATCCCTGACTTCCCAACAACAAAGACTAGATGGAAGTATGATGAGGAGAAGATCCTCTCAGAGTTGTCCGATTATATTTCTGGTACATATAACCAACATTATTCTGCTGGTACTGATAATGTACAGACACTTGATCTCATTGAAGCCTGTGGTGACGGTGAATCATTCTGTCGATCCAACATCCTAAAGTATGCCTCTCGATACGATAAGAAAGGTACAGCACGACGTGACATCATGAAGATTCTGCATTACGCTGTTCTTCTGTTACACTTCAACGACAAAAACGCACAACGAGAAACTTATCCTCAATGACAATGAAACTTTCTGAATCGACCGTTAATCTTCTCAAGAACTTTAGTTCTATCAATCAATCTATCCTATTCAAGGAAGGAACTAAACTTCGTACTATCTCAGTAATGAAGAACATCCTGGTTGAAGCAAATGTATCTGAGGAGTTCCCGCGGGACTTTGGTATCTATGATCTAAACCAGTTCTTAAATGGTCTTTCTCTTCACGTTAACGCTGAACTAAACTTTGATAATCAGGAATATGTTCTGATTAAGGAAGGTCGTATGAGGAGTAAGTATTTCTTCGCAGATCCTTCTGTTATTGTTGCACCTCCCGAGAAAGAGATTACTCTTCCTTCTGAGGATGTTAAGTTTGAACTTACATCACAACAACTGGAGAAATTGAAGAAAGCATCTTCTGTATATCAACTTCCTGATGTATCTGTAATTGGTGAGGCTGGTGTAATCAAACTGGTTGCACGAGATAAGAAGAACGACACATCAAACAACTTTGAGATTGTTGTTGGTGAGACTGAAGATGAGTTTACATTCAACTTCAAAGAAGAGAATCTGAAGATTGTTCCTGGTAACTATGATGTTGTAGTTTCTTCCAAACTTCTCTCCAAGTTCACCAACCAGAATATCGATGTGGTATACTACATCGCATTGGAACCAGACTCTACTTATTCTTCTTGATGAAACATATTCTTTTCACTTTGAAAGGATGTCCATTCGATTTGTTAAACGATAAAGAGTATATTCGTATGCTCTTATACAAAACAGTCAAAGAATGTAAAGCAAATCTTCTAGATCTAAATGTTCATAAATTTGATCCTCAAGGTGTAACTGGATTTGCTATGATCTCTGAGAGTCATATTAGTATTCATACTTGGCCCGAAAATAAAATGGCAGTATGTGACGTATTTACTTGTGGAGATGACACTATGCCAGAAATTGGTGTAGAATATATGAAGGAACAATTGAAGGCAACCGACATCGTTTCTCATGAATTTAAAAGACCTCTAGAATGAACATCTTTGTTACTGACCCCGACCCTATCAAGTCTGCTCAAGTTCTTCCTGATAAACATATTGTCAAGATGCCACTTGAGACTTGTCAGATGTTGGCTATTGTCTGTTCTGACAAATGGGGACATGGGTTTGGTCAACTCCATCGTCAAGATGGTAAACCATACAGGACAGAGAAAGGTGCATTCCGTAACCATCCCTGTACTGTGTGGGCTAACTCTTTTGTGATGAACTGGCAGTGGCTCCTTCACCACGGTATTGCTCTCTGTAGTGAGTACAAGAACCGTTATGGCAAGGAACACACCTGCTTACAACCACTAGAAGAAGCTCGTATCATCCTACCCACAGGAGACCCTACAGGACGGTCTGGTAAAGATACCACACCGTTCGTTAGAGCTATGCCTGATGAGTTCAAATTAGATACTAGTATCTCAACCTTTGATGCATACAAGATGTACATAGGTTCTAAACCGTGGGTATCTGACAACTACCTTCGTATTCCAAACCGTAAACCTGAGTGGGTATGACTGAAATTTTAAAAGGAAAAGTAAAAACAGTTTATTCAACGGATGATCATCAGGAGGTGTTGATTCAGTATGAAGATTGTGTAACTGCTGGAAATGGTCAGATGATCGATTACCCAAAAGGAAAGGGTACTATCTGTTGTCTTATGTCAGCAATGTTGTTTGAGTATCTAGAGAGTAGTTCAATCAGAACACACTTTATTGATTGTCCTTCACTGGATACTATGAGATGTAAGAAACTGGAGATTGTTCCTGTAGAAGTTATCTGTAGGAACATCGCAGCTGGTTCCATCGTAAGAACCACAAACCTCACTGAGGGTGTAATGATTCAACCTCCAATTGTTGAGTTCTTCCTTAAAGATGATACTAAGAATGATCCCTTACTCACACCAGATCGTGTGAGGTTGATGGGTATCAATACAGAACCATTGATTGAGAAAACACTTGAAATTAACGGATTACTTCAACAACTCTTCTTGATGTGTGGTGTTGACTTAGTTGACTTTAAACTAGAGTTTGGGTATGATGCTCATGGTGATCTCTATGTTGCTGATGAACTCTCACCAGATAACATGAGGTTATGGAGTAAGGGACAAGGAGAAAGATTTGATAAAGACTTGTTCCGTAAGGGAGAAGGTGATATAGTAGAAGCCTACAAGATTATTTTGACAAAACTGAGGCAGTTTGTATGAGTCGTAATGAGTTTGTCTGGGTGGAGAAGTATCGCCCCCAGACTATTGATGATTGTATTCTTCCTGATAACATCAAGAAGACCTTTATTGATTTCCTAGATAAAGGTGAGGTTCCAAATCTTTTGTTATCGGGACCACCTGGATGTGGTAAAACCACTGTAGCTAAAGCACTTTGTAACCAATTAGGAGTAGATGTTTATGTCATCAATGGATCCGATGAAGGGAGATTCCTTGATACTGTCAGAAACAATGCGAAGAATTTCGCTTCGACCGTATCGCTTTCGTCAACTGCTAAACACAAAGTCATCATCATTGACGAAGCAGATAACACAACCCCTGATGTACAACTTGCCTTACGGGCGTTTACTGAGGAGTTTATTGGCAACTGTCGATTCATCTTCACTTGTAACTACAAAAATAAGATCGTTGCTCCCCTCCATTCCCGATGTGCAGTCATCGACTTTGCCATTAAGGGAAAAGAAAGACAGGAACTTGCAGGAAAGTTCTTCAAAAGACTCCAACAAATCTTGGATCAAGAATCTGTTGGATATGACGCAAAAGTCATTGCAGAACTTATCAACAAACATTTCCCAGACTGGAGAAGAGTACTCAATGAAGTTCAAAGGTATTCGGTCGGGGGTAAAATCGACTCAGGAATCCTCGCAAGTTTTTCGGATGTAAAGACTAATGATCTCTTTAAAAAACTTAAGTCCAAAGACTTCTCGGCAGTTAGGAAGTGGGTTGTTGATAATCTTGATAACGATCCCACTGTATTGTTACGTTCTATATACGATGCAATCTACGCCCATCTTGATGGTCCTGGTATCGCTGCCGCTGTACTTATTATTGCGAAGTATCAGTACCAAAGTGGTTTCGTTGCTGACCAAGAAATAAATATGTTGGCTTGTCTAACTGAAATTATGGTGGAGTGTGAATTCAAATGAG